TTTGCAGGTGATGTAGCTAAGACCTGCCTGAAGTATGGCAAGGTTTCAGTTAAGCAGGCTGCAATCATTGCTAAGGCTTACCTCGCTAAATAATCAAACCCATGACAATCGCAGAATTTCACGCACATATCCGAGAGCAGCGGCGCAAGGTGGAGCAGACCCTTGCTGACCGCTACGGCGAACAGCCGCCGCGATCAACAGGCGACCGCAAACGGGCGCAGGCGCTGAACCATTGGAAAAACGAAAGCACTAAACACTAAACCGAATATGGAACACACAATAGAAATCCAAACCACAGAAACGCGGCGCGTTCAGTTGCCGTATTTTGCCAAGCTCGACACCATGTACCTATGGGTTGCCGGAAAGAAAAAAGACGGCGGCCCGATGGGTCACGGTATCTACAATGACAGCAGCATCATCCTGAACAGCACTTGCATCTCGGACGCATGGCATCCGACCGCCGTGCAGATCACAGCAGACGAGTTTTTCGCGCGCTGGCGCGAAGCAGTTGCAGCCCTGCAAGCGATGGAAGGAGGCGCGGAATGAAGAAGTTACTCGCCGCGATGGCTGAAATCCAGCCCATCACAAAGGACAAACAGAACCCGCATTTTCGCAGCAGCTACGCCGACATAAATACTATGCTCGCAGAGGTGAAGCCTATCCTTCAAAAGCACGGCCTTATCCTGCTGCAACCGATTGAAGACGGGCAGGTAATTACCCGCATTCTCGACGGCGAAAAAGGGGACGTATTGTGCCAATCTGCGATGACGCTATCCGGCACAGGCAACCCACAACAGCGCGGTTCTGAGATAACCTATTACCGCCGCTATACGCTGCAATCGCTTTTGAGCTTGGAGGCTGAAGACGACGACGGCAACGCAGCCAGCGCCACACCTTCAGCACCCGCTCCAGCAGCAAAAGAGGAACCCGCAAAGCCGTGGATTAACAAGGACAACCCGCGATTTATCGCAGCCCTCGACTGGGTACGCGGCAAGGGTGACGCAGCGGCGAAGCAGGCCACCGCAAAGCTGGCTGAAGAGTTCGCTATCAACAAAGAGCTTCGCGCCGCCATCGTGTTTGAGGCTAACAACGCAGGCGACCTGCTAAAAGGGGGCAACGCATGAGCCACGACGTATTAACCGCCATTATGGCTGTCGCAGCCGTTGCGTTCCTGTTTGCCTTTGCCGGGTACGTGCACGGTCAAGAAAGGAGAGCCGGAAAATGAGGGCCGCGTTTCTTTTCACCATCGCCGCTGTATTCGTTTCAATCATGCTCATATCCGCTGCGCTGCAATGGGCGCGGCGGGAGCAGCGGCGCAAGTTCCCTGACGGGGTTCCGGTGTGGTACGGCGAACGGCTGCGCGTTGTGTATCGGGCCAACTATCACCGGGGCCGTTGGTGGTACGAACTTGAGGGCATCGACAAACCCGTAAGACAGGAGGATATCGCATGAGCGCCCGTAAGAAAATCACAGCTAAGGCCGAAGCCAACAAGCGCCGCGCCCTTCAGCAGGCGGCAGACCCGGCACAACCTGAAACGCACTTCATTCAGCTTGCAGCCATCTGGCACATCATCGCCGAAACAATGAACGTAGACCTCGCCATCGTTGCCCACAACAACCGTTCGGCTGTGTACGTGACCCCGCGCCATATCTTCTTCCTTATGGCCCGGAAACACACAACCGCAAGCCTGCGAGAGATTGGGCAGTATGCAGGCGGGCGCGATCACTCAAGCGTCATAAACGGCTGCAAGAGAATACAAGACCTAATCGACACGGAAAAGGGGACGCGGGAACTTGTAGCGCAGATTGAGCGCAACCTTACCGGGCGCGTTCCAGAGGCCGAAGACCCGGAAATGCGCATCAAACAATACCCGGCGTGGTTTGGTTTTATCGGATAGATAACGTATAATTGCATCAAGTTCGGAACAGGCGATTGGAACCCGCCCCGGATGATTAGCAGAAATGAAGACTTTAACAAACAGACGCCCCGTCAAAGTAACTGCGCACCCTTTCTGCTGGGGTGGTTCCACGCAGCGAACTGGCGGGGCGTTTTGCTTTTTACAACTTTGAAAGACCCCGCATTCCTTTTTTACAGCTCCGACTTTATTAGCGGAACTTTGACCATGACGGATGAACAAGTCGGCAAATACATACGCCTGATTTGTCTTCAGCACATGAAAGGCGAACTATCGGAAAAAGATATGTTATTCATATGTAAATCACATGATGAAGACATATGGAACAAATTTGAGCGAACCGCCGCCGGAACTTTTATTAATCGTCGTCTTCAAGAGGTTATTGAGAAGCGAAAGAATTACAGCGAGAGCAGGCGAAAGAATAGAGCTGGCAAAACGAAAGATGTGAATGACACATCATTAACATATGATAATCATATGGGAAATGGAAATGGAAATGAAATTAGAAAAGAAAAGAAAGGGGGTGCAGGGGGAAAGAAAAACAGCAAACAGGAAGAACCGATTGAAATTCCAACTTTGGAACAGTTGATTTCTTACGCCGATGAAAAAGGATTCACGGACGGAATAGCTTACGAGTTCTTTGAAAAGTACACAAACCTTCAATGGAAGAAAAAGATTGGCGGTGAACCAGTAGCAAATTGGAAGCTAACCATGCAAACATGGATGAAGCGCGATTACAACGCGAAGTGGAAAAAGCCAGTTCAATCCACCCGTTACCAAACCTATAACCCCGACATTCACAAATGACACTACACACCACCGACCCGAACATAGAAGCAGCCGTTTTAGGCTCGCTGCTGCAATTCCCAAACGAGCAGCACCACATAACTGAACTCAGGCCGCAATTCTTTAGCGACCCGATGCACCGCGATTTGTTCACGGCCATGCTTGAGATGTACCAGCAGGGTTCACAGATTGACCTTGCGACCGTGGCCCGCTATTGCCTGCAACACAAGTATATACCCCGCCCGCCCGATATTGTGAAGATTACGCAAACGGTACTAAGCGCGGCTCACATTGAAACGCACACGAAGATTCTTTACCAGCTCAACGCGCTCAGAGAACTGCAAACGATGGCGGCAGATGTTCAGGCGATCATGGCACAGGGCGAATCTGACCCTTTCAAGATAGCGGACAAGGCGCAATCGACGCTCGACGCGATACGGAATAACATGGGTTCGGAGCCAGTCGCATACGGCAGCCTTTTACTTTCAACGGTTCAGGACATAGGCGAACGGTCTGCTAAGGGCGAAGCGCAAGGCATTCCGACCGGGTGGTCTGCGCTCGATTCAGTTACAAGCGGAATGAGTCCCGGTGAATTGTGGATCGTGGCCGGGCGTCCGGGTATGGGTAAGACCGCGCTGGCCGTTGCGCTGTTACAAGCCCATGCACAGCAGGGCGGGGCGGGTATCATGTTCAGTCTGGAGATGGAAAACAAAGCCCTTGCCATGCGTATGCTATCCGGTGACACGGGATTACCTGCGTACCTGTTCCGGCAGGGCCGCATCAATGAGCAGACAATGAGGCAGATGCTGGCACACGTTGATAGTATCGACAAGACCCGGCTATGGTTTGAGGATAGCCCCGGAATCACTATTGAAAAAATCAGGGCGCGGGTCAAAACGATGAAGCAAAAGCACGGTATTACCTGCGTGGTCTGCGATTACATCGGTTTGATTCAGCCAAGCAACCCGAAAGAAATACGGGAACAGCAGATCGCACACATGAGCCGAACGGCGAAGCAGATTGCGAAGGAATGCGGCGTGACGTTTATCATGCTGGCGCAGCTTAACAGGCAATCGGAACAGCGCGGGGACAAGCGGCCCATGCTTTCCGACCTTCGAGAATCCGGGGCCATCGAACAGGATGCCGACCTTGTGATGTTTCCTTTTCGGCCAAGCTATTACGGCGAACAGGAAGGCGTTGCGCCGTCCGCATCGGAAGAGGCGGCGGAGTTGATTATCGCAAAAAACCGCAACGGTGCGGCAAACATGGCCCTGCCGCTTACCTTTGTTCCACAGCTTGCGAGTTACAAGTTGCGGATAGCTGAAACGAGATTCTGATGCTTACCATTGAACAAATCCGCGCAATGCCGGGAACATACACGCTCGACGGCATGGCCCTGAATGAATGGGCGATTTTCTACGATGCACCGGGCGGGGCGTTCACCGTGGCCCGGTACTCTCACAGCGAAGTAACAACACCCTTCGACCGTCACTGGACAACTGAACGCGATTACTTCGCGCATTGCGAGCGCGTAACCGCTGACAACCTTTTGCGCCTCATGGGAATTACCCCGCGCCCATCTTCGCCGGAAATTCTCGACCCTTGCGAATCATCCTGAAACGTGCTACATTTGCATTCGATGAACACCTTTACGCTATTCTACTGCCTGAGCTGCGCGGGGGCTGCTGTGCCTTTTGCGCTTAACAACCAGCTTGACCCCGGCGGGTTATTCGATTACAAGATATTCAAGTGCGCCCCCTGCACGTCCTTCTGGCTGGCGGCGGTCGGCCTGCTCCTGATTAGCCCCTCACAGGTGGTTTTTGCAGGTCTGGCCCCGCTGGCTGCGTTGGCAATTAACCGGATGCTGCTATGAAGAAACTCGAAGACGGCCAAATCGCGCTAATCTATACGATCGTAATGTTTGCGGCAATCATAACAGCAGTTCTCTTTCTATGAGCTTTACACAAACCGAAATCAAAGATTGGCAGGGGTTGCTACCTAAGTGGACGGCATACAAACGCACAGCGGCGTGGACATTCACCGCGCAGGAACAGCAGGTAATAGCGCGGCTGGCGTTGGAAAAGTTAAACAAAAACCCGAAGGGCTGCGGCTCCTGCTGGGTTGATGCGATGCGGGAACTGGAAAGGATAGCGGGTACGCAATGACCACTTGGAAACATTCCGGCAACGCGGGCGACATCATCTACATGCTGCCGACGATAGCGAGGTATTCGCAGGGCGGTGCTACCCTTTACCTGAACATCGAGCGGCCTGCGCAATACGCGGCTGGTATTGAACACCCGTTAAAGAACGTCATGCTTGACAAGGGCACGGCTGAAATGCTTTTGCCGCTGTGCAATGCGTGGGGCATTGATGCGGTTATCGGGAACACTGCGAGCGTGGATTATGACCTCGACAAGTTCAGGGAACACAGCCTGAACCTTTCCGGCTATGACATACGTCGGTGGATTCTTGCGGAATACCCGGAACTCATACCACCAGTGGATTGGGATGTAAATGTGGAAATACCGGGCGAAATTATGAAAACACCCGGCAAGCCTGAATACATCACGGTTAACCTTTCCACCCGCTACCGTAACAGCGTAGCCGGGAATGACGATAAGTGGCGGCTGTTGCAAGACGTGCCGTATGATGTTTTGTTTATCGGTCTGGAATCGGAGTACCACAAGTTTGCGGCTCTCGTTCCCAAGGCTATTCACAAACCTGTTAAAGACTTCCTCGAAATGGCTGAAATCATGTGGAACAGTGAATTTCACTTTGGCAATCAAAGCAGCCCTTTTGCCCTTGCCGAGATTTACGATATGCGCCGGGCCTTGGAGCTTTCGCCATACTGCCCGAACGTTGTCAGCCAAGGCAAGCACTGGAACGTGATCTACAACACCGAGAATATGGCCTACATAATTGAGCGATTCCTGAAATGATCTGCCATGCCTGCCTTGCCTACTCAACCGATCGTTACACCGTCAATGGGTACGACGTATGGAAGTGCGACAAATGCGGTTCGGAGTTTGCTATCTCGCAGGCCAAAGCCGCGCCGTGTTTCCGACCTCACCCCAACGCAATCGCAATCGGGGACGCGACCCAGCTCACCAACGAAAACATGAAGCAGTTAATGAAGGATTTCAAAGCCAACGACATGAGCGGGCTATTTGTGCAGCATCCAGAGGATGCGACCATCGACCCCGCGCAAGGGCGGGTGAACATCATGACAGGCAACGGTGCGCGTATATTCTTTGCGCGTTTCGGCTGGGTCATGGATAGGATAATCGACAACGAAGTAACGAAGTACCGATATGGGACGACCGAAGATATTTGAAACACCCGAACACCTGCGAAAGGCATTTGAGGAATACATGGGCTGGTGTGCTGCATACACCCGCCCGACACTGAACAACAAGGGCGGCATTACAGAAGTGCCAGCGGCTCGCATCCCGACGGTCGGGGACTTTTGCGAATACCACAAGATAGACCGTCACACGCTGTCAGAATACGATGCAAAGCCTGAGTATTCCGCCACAGTAAAAAGCATCTACACCCGCATCGAGGAACGAAAGCACAACGCCCTTATCAACGGCGAAGGGAATACCACGGGCCTAATATTTGACCTGAAGTGTAACCACGGCTGGCGAGATAAGCAAGTGATTGAACATGAGGGCGAAGTTCACGTTACCCTGAACCTGAACAAATGATAATCCTACCCGCGCAGCTTGAAGGCGTGCGAACCCGCAAAGACCGGACGCTGCATATTGGCTTCGGCACGCAGGAGCTCGACCCATCCAAGGCGGGCGCGGTTATGGCAATGTCGCAGCAGCTTTGCTACCTCGCAATCAAACCCGAACCGTTTAGCGCGGCTGAATCCGACCTTATCGACAACCTGAAGGCGGACATTGAGCTTAACGCAAAGACACCCGCCCAGCGATTGCGCGGTGTGCTGTTTCGCCTGTGGGAGCAGCAAGGGGTAAGCGAAGACTTTCCGATATTCTACGAGCGCGAGATGCACCGCATCACCGAACACTACAAGGCAAAATTAGATGGCTGAAACACGCAAAGCACACGACCGCCGGGTAAAGTCCGGCTTTTACCGCCGCTTTATTACCGGAAAGCAGGGTATTGACATTGGATGCGGGCGCATCGACACGCACGACGGCTTCGATACTATCAGCCTAACCGATTGCATTCACCACGATAAAGACATCTGCGATGCGACCACGATGGACGTGTATGCAGATGACACCTTCGACTACGTGTACGCCTCGCACGTATTGGAGCACTTGGATGACCCGGTGACGGCGGTTAAGAACTGGGTGCGCATTTGCAAGCCGGGCGGCGTGGTGCTTATAAGCCTTCCACATCGGGATTTGTACGAACGCAAGAAGACGCTACCCAGCAAGTGGAACCTTGACCACCGATACTTTTACTTACCGAACCAATGCGACCCGCCTCACACGTTCAGCGTTGAAGGCGTGCTAAGGGCTGCCGGGGTGGATGGGTACAAGTGGGCAATGAAAGTCATCGACACCTGCACAAATAAAGACCGCCCTGAGGAACACGCAAACGGGGAATTTAGTATCGAAGTAACAATCTGGAAATGAACATCTACCTAACCGAACTGAGAGCCATTGACCGCGCCACGGGTGGCCTAAAGACCTTTGCAGGGCCGCGCATCGAAGCCCCTACATGGAAGCTGGCGGAGCATGAATGCGCTGTCAATTACCCTTACCTGAAGGTTATCGGGGTGCTGGCTGCTGAGGTGGATGCAGACGATACGGTGTTAGACTTTAACTTCGACCTGAATTGAAAGTATTAGCCATCCTCAACGGCATGAGCGGTGTTTCTTATCACCGCCTTTACGCGCCCCTGACCGACTTGCAAATTAGGGGCTTTGCTGAAGTATCCGTCTGGACTACGCGCGATGCGAAAGGCAACCCCAACCCGCCGCCCGACCTGAAGCAATACGATGTCGTTACATGGAGCGGCACACTCGCAGAGATACAGGGCGCGGTCATCAATGATCTGGATGCGCTCGGCATTCCGTACATCGTGGACATTGATGATTACTGGATGCTGAACCGCTACAACCCAGCCCGGCATGAATGGGAGCGGCGCGGCCTGCACACTAAGACGCAAGAGGCAATCTATCACGCGGCGGCTGTCATCGTGGAAAACGAGCGGCTGGGCGCAATGGTGGGCAAGGTTAATAAAGAATGGCACATCGTTCAGAACGCACTCGACTTCACATCTAAGCAATGGAACCTGAGCAAAGAACCATCACCCGCGTACCGGGTTGGGTTCATCGGCGGGCGCGGCCATCGGTACGACCTGCTAATGATTGCGGACGCTTTGCGGGCCTTCGCTGAACAGGGCGGCGTGGAGATTAACCTTTGCGGCTATGACCCGGCTGACCGTGAATGGATAGCGGTTGCCGAAGCCATTGCACCCGGTGGCCATCCAGACTGGCTGAAGCTGCGCCCCGGTGTTCACCCGTCGGAGTATGGCGGTTATTACGCGGGAATGGATGTGGTTATCGCGCCGCTAATCGCCAACAACTTCAACGCCATGAAAAGCGACATAAAGGTCAAAGAGGCGGGCGCGTACTGCCTGCCGCTAATCGCTTCGGACTTTGGCCCGTACCGCAACCACGAAAGCGCGGGAGTGTACACCGCAAAGAACAACCGCGAATGGATGGCGCTGCTCAACCGGGCGAAGGCGGGCGAACTTGACGGCAGGCCGAACGCAGAATATCTTCAGGATGCGGGCTGTTTGCAGTATGTAAACTTAGCGCGGATAGAAATTTATTCTGCTGTACTTCAGGCAGTTACAAAATAATTGTAAATAATACTTGCGCTGTATTACCGCGCTGTATTATATTTGCATCATGGAAATCACAAAAACAACTTCACGCATCGACATGAAAGAGTGCTACGTTGTAACACTCGCAGGCTGTCAGAGGCACATCAAAGGCGACGTATTCGAGTATGTACGCGGCCATCGCGTCCTTGACATTCTCGACAAGTACTTTGAGTGCGAACCCATTCCGGACACAATCGCAGACGGAAGCTGGCATCACGTTCCCGGTAACGACTACGTAATCAAAGTGGAGGTTCAACCATGAGCAAAACACTTCACTTCATTATCACCGCCACTGCTGAGCAGTTGGCGAAGGTGTGGCCCGATGCACCGCGCTACACAAACGTTCATACTGACCCGTGGCACTTTGTCCGCATACGGGTCACAAACTCAACTTGGGTTAAGGCGTGGGAGTCAATATGCGACGATCTCGGCGCGGATAGTTCAGACGTGCTATGGGACACGATTCAATACAAGTCTGGTAACGTTGGGGATTATTCAATCGAGCTTGTACCCGAAGACGAGGCCGACGACATGATCCGCGAGGCCGAAGCGTACCTTTCACCATTGGATTTGACAGACGACGAAAGCTAAACACTATGGAAAACTCAATAACATACAACATTAAGCAGCTTGCCTTTGCCGTAGAGCGGGGCGAAGCTGACCCGCTGACCGCCTTTGCCGAACTGGCGAAGATTGAAAAGGTGGCGAAGGAAGCGAAGGAGCAAATCAAAGAGCAGGCCATTGCCGAGGCTGCGAAGTACGCAGAGCGTGCAATCCCCATCGCGGGCGTAATCGTCGAAAAGAAGGCCGCTGCTGGTAAGTGGGACTTCAAAGGCATCCGCGCATGGAGCGAGGCTAAAGCGAACCTTGCGGCCATCGAAGAAAGGGCTAAGGCCGCCTATCAGGCCGCGCAGAAGTTCGGGGCTATTACGGCCACCGAAGACGGCGAGGTTTTGGAACTGCCAACGTATCAGAGCGGCGGGGAGACGCTGGCTGTTAAGATATAACCCGAATGCTGTCACGGGAGAGCCGTGAAGCGGAAGTAGTTGCCTGTGAGGGTAGAGTGTACGCCGCATGAAACAAAGGGGGCAAGGGCTGGAGAAATCCGGCCCTTTGCTTTATATTTGCAGCGGTAGCTTTCTGAACTACCTGAGCGCTCTGCGCTATCCGAACGGCGAGGTTCCACCTTGCACCTTATTAGGATAGTCGGGGCGTTTCGCTTTTCCGCAATTCCCATTTTCAGCCATTGTAAGTAATGGCTTATTCATTGCAGCAGTCACCGGGCGAATACACGGCGGCCTTTAACCCCCTGACCTTCGTCACCCGCGAAACCGATACGGCTATCACCGGAGCGGCCAATTTCCGCTACCTGTGCGAAATACTGATAGGCGGTTCGGTCATTGCCAAGCTCAAAGCACCTATCCGGTACGGGAGCGCGAACAACGAGGCGGTGTTCAATGTGACTGAGATCTTAGCGTCCTACGTTGGAACTGACTTTACGCCGCCATCTTCAAACGCCATAGTTCGCCAGCCGCGCATTGTCGAATGGTCGGCCCGGTTCGGGTACGAAAACGGCACGGTTCCGGTGGAAACTACGGGCGTGGTCAACTTCAACAACAAGTTCTCATGGGCGGCTTGCCTACCCATCTACGATTTCCCGACCTTCCTACCTGCTGACTACCTGACCGCATCCGGCGGCACAGCGGGGGCAAAGTTCCTGAACACGCTCAGCACCCGCAAGGTTCAGCCATCGGAGCCGCACACCCTACACGCGCTGTTCGGTACTGACACGGCAAACAAGGTGTTCGAGTTCAAAGCCTACGGCCCGACTGGAACCCTGCTCGATACGGAAACCAAGACGCACAACTACGCGGCCACGGCTGACAGGTTGCTGGCCGTGGATTGCACTTTCGAGGATGTGGGCTTTTCCGTAGGCTGGCCCGATGTCGCATATTACACCGTGCAGGTCTGGCCGTCCGGTTACACGGGCAAGGCTTCGGAGCTATACCGATTCGATCTGTACGCGGAATGCAGCAAGTACGACCCTGTGACGCTTCACTTCCTCAACACCTTGGGAGGCTTCGATTCCTACACGTTCACCAAGCGCACGGTTGAGCGGCTCAATGCTGAGAAAAAGACCTATGAGCGCGACCCGTTCACATACAGCGCGGGCGCGTATTCGTACAACCTAAAGACGGGCGGGGTGCAGAACTTTAACACCTCAATCACCGAAGAATGGGAACTGAATACCGATTGGCTGACAGACGACGAAGCGCGGTTAATGGAGCAGTTGCAGTTTTCCCCTGTGGTTTACATGGGCGCGAATTGGTCCACACTTGAGAAAGTAGTCATGCCGGGGGCTGAGTTTGAACGACGCTACAACCGCGACGGGCTGGTGCAGTACACCGTGCGAATGCGCCGCGCCTTGGTGGATCGGAGGCAAAGGTTATGATGCGCTTTTTTATCGAAGGGCGCCAAGTTGACCTGACAGCCGACGAACCGCTGCTAATTACGCGTGAAATCGCAGACATACGGGAGCCGGAAAAGCGGTCGAGCGATTGGAGCAAGACGTTTCGCATACCCGGCACCGCGAATAACAACCGGGTGTTCGGCCACATCTTCGACATTGCACAGGAGCAGCTCAACACGGGTACCCAGTTCGCGCCGGACTTTAACCCGAACAAGAAAGCGGCGGCCCTTATTACCGTCGATGAAGTGGAGCAGGTGCGCGGGTTTGTGCGGCTGCTGAACATCGCAATCGTGCGCGGGGGTGAAATCGAATATGAAGTGAGCGTTCACGGAGTAGCGGCTGACTTCTTCGCTAAGATTCGCAACAAGCGCCTGTCTGAAATAGACCTTTCCGACCTGAACCACACCCTGAGCCGAACCGCAATTAAAGATTCATGGTCGCATGATTGGGCGGACGGGTACGTTTACCCGATGATTGACCGCGGAAGGCAAGAACGACCCTACTCCATTTGGGCCGTGGATGATTTCTTACCATGCGTGTTTGCGAAGCGTATTGTTGATGAGATTTTCGAGGATGCGGGGTACAGCTACACGTCCGACAGCTTCTTTAATTCCGACGAGTTCAAAAGCAGGGTAATACCTTTTCCCGGTTATGCGCAACTGAGTGAAGACCAAGTAAACGCCCGGTATGCACAGGCCACCCGGTCCACGGATGCGACTTATACCGCAGGGCAAACAATCGTTTTCAATAACGAAGTGAGCGACGTCGGCGGCAACTATAACCCTGCAACGGGTAAGTATACCAGCCCGGCGGGCGGGGCAAAGTATGGGATATCCGTCGGAATCAAAATAAACGTATCGGGCCTTAGTGATGTTACATACCCTTACCTATCAGCCGCATTTGCCTGTTACGTTGGAGGCCGATTTGTTGAGCGCTTCACAGTAGGAATCATGGTCAATCAGGCCGTTGTAGGAGCCAGCCGCGAAGCCCCTTATGATGTATTTGACGTATATGCAGGGGATGGCGAAGAAATTGAAATCAGGCTTGAAAATGTTTACGATGCCAGCCTTACCAGCCGCGCAACAACAATTCTTTCCGGGTTTACTTTAACCATTCAGTCGGGTTCTTCACTAACTATTCGGGCGCTACAACAATCCTACGGCAAAGACCAAACGGTAAACTTTAACAGCTTTTTTTCAGCCGGACCTTGGCAGCAGGACAAATTCTTGCAAGACCTTATTCGGTTTGATAACCTATACATTGAGGCAACGGACCGAACTAATGTTTTACACATAGCGCCCCGTGATGAGTTTTACCGCGATACGGTTGTGCATGATATTACCGGGATTATTGACAGGAGCCAGCCTTTTGAAATTACGCCTATGGGAGAGCTTGACGGCAACCCGTATGTATTTACATATACGCAAGGCAAAGACATTGACAGCGAAGACTATTTCAAAGCGATTGGAACCGTTTACGGCGAAGCTCGCATATTAGTCGATAACGAGTTCATACAGCAGGAAAAGAAAATCGAAACATCATTTGCATCCACGCCATACATTCACGCTGGGGGCGAGTTTCGTATCGCATCCATGACCACGGCTGACAAGGCGGCTGCTGAATTGCGGCTGCTTTATTGGTCCGGTAAAATTACCACGGCAACTTGGCTGCTCTGCGACCAATTCACATACCTAAATAATGTAAACTGTGAAGTAATTGAAAACGGCTATCCGCACGCGGGCCATCTGGACAACCCATTTACGCCTACAAAAGACCTGTGCTTCGGAATGCCCGCTTACATCAATTTGCCAGCTGGAATCAACTACACAAACAACAACCTGTATAATCGGAATTGGCGTAAATACATTAACGAGATTACGGACCGCAACAGCAAACTTGTTCGCGTTCGGGTTTACATAACCCCCGCGGAGTGGCAAAGGTGGCTATTTCGAGACCTTTACTTTTTTGACGGTCAATACTTCAGACTTAATAAGATTACCGATTACCCCGTGGGAGGGTCAGACCTTGTTGTGTGCGAGTTCCTTAAACTCAAAACATCGTCGGTATTTACCCCGCAAACAGGAACAGCAGGCGGGGGGTTTGATATTAAGGACGACAACAATGACCGATTTCCTGACCTTCGCGGCGGGTTTGACCGCCCCGTACGTCGCTTCGGCTGGGCTTCAAACGATGGCAGCAACGCCCGCAACCTGAAAACATTTGTAGACCTTACGCGGGGGCTTACAGATATGAATTACGCAGACATTGGTAACCCATCCACGGGTGACAAATTCCGTCCTGCAATCGAGTGGAGCGGCGCGGATTGGAACATAGTTTTAATTCAAGAACCATAATGGCAAAGAAGATAGTAACCCCTGTTGAGGTGCAAGCCTCTGTAAAGGGAGATGAAAGCGTTAAGTCGTTTCGTGCTCAACTGAAAGAAGCGCAGCAGGAAGCTTTCCGATTAGCTCAAGCGCTCGGACAGACCAGCCCCGAAGCGGTGAAGGCGGCGCAGAAGGTTGCGGAATTGCGCGACCAAATGGAGGATTTTAACGCTACCGTTAAGGGCTTGCATCCAGACCGCTTCCAAAAGTTCGCGAACATCACGGCCACGCTGGCCAACGGGTTTGCAGCGGCTCAGGGCGCAGCGGCGTTGTTAGGTTCGGAAAGTGAAGATTTGCAAAAGTCGATGGCGCGCGTGCAAGGAGCAATGGCTTTCGCTCAGGGAATATCCGCGCTGAAGGACGTACAATTTCAGCTTGGAAATATTCCGAAGATGATTTATTCCAAGGTTGTGCCAGCGTTTACCACGGCGGCGGGCGCGGCCCGTGCGATTGGTATGGCCTTGGGTATCGGTGTGATTATCGCGGGGGTGACGGCGTTAATCGCGCTATTCCAAAAGCTCGACCTTAGCATCGACGGCGTTTCAAAGTCGGATAAGGAATTAGCCAAATCGCAGGAAGCGCGGCTGAAGGCATCGAAGGACAACGTGGATGCCCTCGATGCACAGGACAATATCTTGAAGTTGCAGGGCAAATCTGAGCGGCAAATCCTTGAAATGAAGATTGCGGCGCTGAAGACTGCTATTGACAATCAAAGGGCGGTAATTGAAACGGGCAAGGCTCAGGCAAAACAGCAGATACAGGCGGCGCAGCGCAACAAAGACATCCTTCGCGGGATTCTGGACTTCATAACCAAGCCATCTGAATGGCTGCTGAAGCTCGTCGATAAGCTGGCGTCGATGCTTGGTTACGATACAGGGCTGGCTAAGGTGTTCAGCGAAACAAAGGATGCAATGGTTAGCCTTGTTTTCGACCCGGAAAAGGAACAAAAGGCGGCTGAAGAAACACAGCGGGAGCAGGAAAAAGCCTTGACGGACATGGAGAATAAAGTTGCAGGCCACAAACTTGCAATACAGGCCATTGATGCTAATGCAGAAAAGGAACGTAAGGCGGCTTCGAAGGCCGAACAAGACAGGCAAAAGGAAGAACAGGATAAGCTAACAAAGCAGGCTGAGGATGCAGAAAAGGAACGCATACGCATTGCCCAAGAGGCTGAAAAGAAAAGGATAGCAGACGCGCAATGGGCGGAGCAGATGCGCAAACAGGCACTCGATAACGAGCTGGCCTATGTGAAGGGCTTTTACGATGAGCAGGAATTGGCCGCTATGCGTGCTGCTACTTCAAAAGAAGACCTTGAGAAGCGCATGGCCGAAATTACAAAGCAGCGGCTTATCAACGAATTACAGGCGCTTAAAGACGCGGGAGCCTCGACCATAGAAGTTGAAAAGGCTATCGAAGCTATACGGCTCGCAGACGCTCAGGCAGCAAGCGAAGAGCGTAAGACAATAGCTAAAACCGAGGCTGAACTAAAACAGCAGCTTGAAAAGGACGTTCTTGCAAGCCTTGGCGCCATAGCACAAATAGCAGGCGAAAATTCCAAGGTAGGCAAAGCGATTGCGCTGGCTCAAATTGCATACGACACAGGCAAGGCAATATCCGGCGCGTTGGCTGTAACCCAATCCATGAGCGGCGATAACGTGGCCACGGGCGGTCTGGCAGGTATTGCTAAATTTGCAGCAATATCCGCTGCCATCCTCACCAACTCAGCGCGGGCGATTCGCATCGTGAAATCCGGCAACGTGCAGCAGGGCGGCGGCGGAGGCAACCTCGGAAACATAAACGCAGGCCGCAACCTGCAAGCCCCTTCCATGCCATCTTCAACCCTTGGCGGCGGCACTCAATTTGCAGGCTCATTCGATAACCGCGTGTACGTCACCGAAGGGGACATAACCGGAACACAGCGCCGGGTAAGGCAGAACAGGGGGGTATCGGTAATATGAACGGCAAGTTCCAAGCCATGCAGCGGGCGGCCTTCGCGAAGATGGGCAGGGCTGAAATCGAACAGCCTACCATGACTGGAGACACGCTTTCCGACCTGATGTTCGCATGGACACAGCAAACCTCGAAAGACCTTCAACAATCGCTACTGAGTAACAGGCCGAAGGGCAAAAACACCCGCCCCGGCTTCGCGTCGGGTTCGCTTTGGCAGTCTTTAGGGCCGGAAGGCACTCAGATAATCGAGCGCGGGAACGAAGTCATTGCGCGAATCACAGCACAGGAAGAATGGCAATGGGTGGACGGTGGCCGCAAGCCCACCCGCAACAGCGGGGACGGCTCGATAATCAGGAGCTTGCAAGAGTGGATAGCATCGAAAGGCATTCAGGTAAGGCAGTCAGCACAGGAAAGCAGCCAGACGGTGCAGGAGCGCAACCTATCATTAGCCCATGCCATAGCTAAGAAAATTCACGCTAAGGGCTTTTACGGCAACAACAGCGAGGGCACTGGATTCTTTAGCCGCGTCATAAACGACCAAGCCTTCGAGGATTTGGCGGAATACCTTGGCGAATCCACGGGCGAAAAAATCCGCCTTTCCTTTGAATTGGTAGCGAAGGAAAGTAAAGCGCAGCCGGGGTTCTTCTAAAAAACTTCCGCACTTTTTGAAACCCGCCATTGTAGGTAATGGAGGGCTTACCAGTTTATTACTTGGAATTGAACGAAGGTGACGGCCTGACACAGGTATCGCTTGTGTCCTCCCCTGCCATCGAGGAAAATTTCCACGCCTTCAACGCTCAAGACCAGCCGTTCACCTTCGCGATTCAATCCGAAGAAAAGCACATCATCACAGGCCCGGCCATGCTGGCTGAAAAGCCCATTTACAGGCGCGGCCCTGATGGCTCGGAGTTCATGGTGAAGTTTAGCGCGGCCACGATTGAAAAGGCTGTCCGGATGTGGGCAACCCAAGGCAAATACAACGCGGTGAATGCTGAACACAGCAGCCCCGTTGGCGGCCTGTTCCTGCTCGAATCTTTCATCACTGACCCCGTGCGAGGCATCAATCCGCCGGAAGCATGGAAAGACGCGCCCGCTGGCTCTTGGTTCCTGTCGTACTATGTGCAGGACGATGCGCTATGGGCTAAGGTTAAATCGGGCGAGTTCAAAGGCTTCAGCATCGAAGGCTATTTCACCGACCGCCCCGCCGACGAAGACGCCGAAGCGATGGCGGCAATCCACGAAATACTCAGCAACTATTCAAACAACATGGATCATAAATCAACAATCGGCCAAATCCGCGCTCTGCTTGGATTCAGCGAGCAAGCCCCTGCCGCTCCCGCTGGAGAACCCGCAAAGTTCGGTGAAGGCACACTCGCAGACGGAACCGTTATCCGCTGGCAGGGTGAAACGCTCGAATCAGGCGCACTGCTTGAAGTTCAGACCCCCGAAGGTGAGTTCGTACCCGCGCCGGACGGCACGCACGAAACAGCCGACGGCCAACTTGTTACCACCGAAGGCGGTATCGTGACTGAAATCATGCTGAAGGAAGGCGAAGAAATGCCGGACGGCGAAGACATGAAGGCGGAATTTTCCGCGCTCAAATCGGAATACGCTGCCAAGTTTGAAGCTCAGGAAGCCGCGCTTGCAAAGCTGGCCGCTGCTATTGACCGCCTGACCACCGCACAGGGCAAGACGCTTGAGGTAATCGAGCAGTTTTCCGCTATCCCCGCCGCTGAACCTGTGAAGAAGCCGCAGGGCTTCGGACGCACAGCGCAATCCACCGAAGACCGCCTTGCTAAGGTGGCCGAAAATCTCCGCAATCTCAAAAACAACAAATAAGCTATGGCATTTAACCTCAATGACCTCGACGGGTACGGCAAGGAAGACTCCCTCCCGTTACTCACAAAAGCGCTTTTTGGCGCTCCCACCGCCGCGCTCCTTCAGGGAGCCGGGCAGGTGATTCCCGGTATCAAGACCAGCGATAACCTCAACATTCTTGACTCAACAGTTTTCTTCCAAGCCAACGGCTGCGAGCCGACCACCTCTGGAACCACCACGTTTTCAAAGCGCACTCTGACCGTAGGCGATATTCTCGTTTACGAAACCCTGTGCCCGAAAACGCTGAAGACCAAGTGGATGCAAACCCAAATGGCAGCAGGTTCATCCGGTGACAACACCTTGCCCTTTGCCGAGGTTATCGGGCAGGAAAAGGTAGCGAAGATTGCCAACGAACTGGAAACAGACATCTGGCAGGGAACCATCGTAAACAACCAATTCGACGGCTTCAACACCATTTTGAGCGCACTCGGATTCGGCGGAGCAGGCGACCCCATCGAAGGCAACCCGACCACAGGCGGCGGATGGACTAAGCTCACCAGCTTGACCTCAAGCAACATCGACGACGCAATCCTGAAGATGATTACTCAGGCGCAGGAAAGCACCGACGGCAAGGCCATCCTTTCCCGCCCCGACCGTTTCTTTGCGATGGGTGTGGACACGTTCCTGCTTTACAAGCAGTACCTTGTAGGAGCAAATCTGTTCCACTACAACCCTGAGCAGGCTAACCAGTTCCAACTGATTGACCCCATCAGCGGTACCACGGTGTACGGTCTGCCGGGCCTGAATGGAAGCAACAAAATCCACTTTAGCTACTGGGCTAACTACTTCATCGGTACTGATCTGGCAGGCGAGGAAGAGTCTTTTGAGTTTATCTATGATGCGCCCAAAAAGACCTCAATCTTCAACGCTGAGTTCAAGTACGGGGTGCAGGTAGCGTTCCCGACCCAAATTGTGTACTTCTCACTGTAAACGCCCATTCATTTAACCATAACCGAAGGGGCGGGTAAATAGCCCGCCCTTTCTTTTAAGCAAAAAACATGAGCTGCATTTTAACCACCGGATTTAGCCACGACTGCAAAGATGCGGTCGGTGGCGTTTCCACCGTTTGGCTTGTCGAGTATGAGGCGGTATCGTCTTACACCCTGTCAAGCGGTGAAGTATCGGCCCTTACGCTTAACGGCGGCAAGGCTTTTTTCAAATATGAGCTGCCGAAGGACACGGCCAGCTTCACTAACACCATTACCACAAACGTAGAAAACGGAACCACCTTCAATTCCTGCGAGTTGAATATCAAGCTCCGTAAATTGTCTACTGCAAAGCGTAACGAGGTGAAGTTGCTTTCAACGGCCCGCCTTGTTGCCGTTGTAAAAACCAATGAAAATCAGTATTGGTTGATGGGCTTTACACGTGGCATGGATATGTCGAACGGAACCAACGGCAGCGGTACAGCGTTGGGCGATATGACAGGTTACGACCTGACCTTTACCCATGCGGAAAAGGAACCGCCCGCGATCGTGCAAAGTTCCGTGCTTACTTCGCTGTCTATTTCGTAAATTCGCAGCACCTTCGTGTTAGGGTGTTCGTCATTACAGGGTTTGGCCTCGCTGCAAAGCGGGGCTTTTCCTTTTTATAGCCCTGCCAATACCCGAACGCGAAACAGCCTCACCACGCGCCTGATTTCTTTGTCGGTTATTCCGGTCTGCCTGCTAATCTTTCGCACGCTCCAGCCGCTCAGGAACAGGTCAATCAGCTTGCGTTCATACCAATCGAGACCTGCATAAACAGCCCCGACCGATTGCAGGGTGGCGTCTTCGCCTTCGTGCAGCTCCGGCGCGTTATCCGGTATTGATTCATGACACTCGGCCAGCCCTTCAGTAGGTATGCGGGTGCTGTGCAGGTTCATGCGGCCACGCTGGCGGGTGAGGTTCGCCGCGCATCGAATGTAAAAGTATTCGAGATAACCGCTGTCGAGCGCGGCCTGTGCCTGTGTTATTCGCTCATCACAGCAAAGCAGAAACAGCTCTTGCCGTAGGTCTTGCCATGCGGTGGGGGCAAAGGTCTTGCAGACCGATTCAACCCAAGTTGCTCCTGCGAGTTCCTGCGATAGTGTCTTCACGTATCAGGTTCACGGTGTAGCCTTCG